CACCGCCTTTGCCGCCACCGCCCGCACCAATGATGAGTTCAGTCATGGCGTGTTTTTTCATGCGGCAATCTCATCCACGTCAATGCCGGCGCTGATCACCGCTGAGCCCACAATCAATCGGCCGTAACCCACCGGCACGGGATGCCCCTGGGCGGTGGTGTTGACAGCACCATTGAAGCTGTAGCTTGGCTTGTTTTCTGGGCGCTCTGAGGGCTCCGTGGCCTTCGGCGTAGGCGCAATCATCTGCGCCACGCCACCAAGAATCATGGCTGTGCCTACCGAGTAGAGCGTGGCCTGTGACAAAAACGCGCCCGACGCCGCCCAGCCCAACGGGTTCCACCAAGCGACTGCCAATAAGGCTGCACCCAGCAAGATCTGACCGAGGCCATTACCACCTGCACCAGAGACCACCGGGGCAATGGTGATGCGGCTCTGTCCTGTCGGCTCATGCAGACGATCCAGTGTCAACGCCTCACGACCAGCCAGCACGCGGTAGCCCACACCACGCTCTCCTGAGGCCACCAGTTCCCGCTCAAAAGCCGGGAAATTGGCCGCCAGCGCTCTTATGGCCTCGCCAGCCGATGAGATGGCCAGGCTATGCCTGCGGCCAAACCGGCGTCCAAGTTCACCAAGAAGAATGATTGTGACCATGTCTGAGGATGTGTGTTGTGACTTTTTGCCAATAGCCGCCGTAGACATCTCGACTGGAAAGACGCCCCTGCAAGTGATGAAGGATCAGCCCGTCTCCAAGATAGATCGCTGCGTGATTCGGTACAGGGGATGCCACCTGCATCAGGAAGCAGTCCCCAACCTTTAGTTCATCGGCATCCACCGGGAAGAAGCCAGCCTGGGCAAAGTTTTCCAGGTAGAGGTTCTCCCCGCGCTTCCACCAGTCGTCAAAGCGCGCGAAGTTGGGCAATTCCACCCCGCGCTCTGCTCGGAACCAGTCGCGCACCAGGGCGTAGCAGTCGAGCACGCCGTGAGACCATTCGCGGCCTACCAACGGGGCGACATAGCCCGACGGCTCGATACTTGCCCAGGCGACGCTTGGGACACTCACGATGTGCCAAGGCAAGCCACTGGCCTCACACGCCACCCGGTCAGCCTGACTCGGCTCGGGCGGCAGACCGGGGTGGCTGTGCACCACGGCAACGATCTGGCCCTGCTCATCGGCTTTGGCGTAGTCCTCGGGGTGAATCACGAACTGATCGGTTCCCACACCCAGGTTTCGGCACGGCCAGTAAACCTCCCGACCTTTTCGGATCACGAGCAGCCCGCACGACTCGCGCGGACCGTCTGGCCCTGAATACGCCTGCCGGGCGTGATCGAGCGCCAGGGCTTGGTTCTCAGGCAGCATCAACGAATCAGCCCAGCTGCCGGAAAGCCACCAAAGGGCAACTCAGCGCTCTGCCCAAACCGGGCCTTGCACGATGACAGACGTTTGCCGCAGACATCCAGGCTGCTTGAGCCAACCGCCTGGTCATTGGCATCTAGGTAGAACGTACCGGTGTAACCGCACTCTGCCCCACGGTAGCGCCAGGGGCACACGTTTTGAACGATCTGCCGACGAGGGAGTGTGACCCCCTCCAGATCAAACGATGCGGCCAACTCAAACTCGACCACATCCCGCGTTTCTCTGGACTTGCGGTCGACGTAGTACACGTCATCAGCGAATTCGGCCGAGGGGTCGGCTGTCGGATTGACACCACCCTCAAAGTTCACCGAATCGAGGTATTTCGCAAGCGTCCTCTTGCGCGTGATCTTGGCGCCCACGAGGTCCTGGTAGGTGAGCACCAGCGCCGTGATGGCGCCCGTGACATTGGCTACCCGCAGGCGCGGCCGAGGTACCTGGCCGTTGCCGTTGAATTCGAAGCCTTCAACCTCAATGGGAAATGCCTCATAGGCGTTGCCCTGCCAGACAACCCGCTGCTGCAAGGCATTGGTTCCGGCATGAAAGCGAACCGGCCCTTGGCCAAACAGTGCCAGATCCAGCACAAAAAGTTCGATCACGCTGCTGGGGGCAAGCTTCTGGATTTCGGAGGTAATCGCGGCTACCGTCATGACAGATCAAACACCTGTTTGAAGGTGACCCGCACCGTTTCGACATTGGGCTCATCCACGGATCGGCTCCACTCCTCGCACACGAACTTGGCCTTTAGGCCTTTTTTGCGGCTGCCGCCTGCTCGGTACCGATGCCGTTCAGACGCTGGGCCACAGCAAACACACGATCGAGCGCCCGGGCGCTCTTGCGGCCCAAGGCAGCAATCTCGCCATCCTCAAAAAGACGTACGCCGCTCTCATCACACAGGGTGAGGGCTACGAGCCGGGCTCGGACGTTTTCCATGCGAC